ACGTTATGGAACCAAGTACAAATCAGGGGACGCCAGGGCATCTGGGTCTGCTGAAACTGCCGTGTTTAACACCAAAGTTAGGGCGTTGTTATCATACCTTGCGTTGCGTATGACTATTAACCCTGACACTGGTGAGAAACACACCCCCGCCGAAGCTTGGGCAAAGCTAGGCTTGTATGGAGGTGATGATGGTGAGGACTTCGACATACCTATTGAGATGTTGGAGAAAGCCGCCCGGATGTTAGGCCAGATAATGACTGGTGAGACCATTGAATACGGAAAGGCCGGGGTTAAATTTCTGGCACGTGTTTATGGTCCCGAAATATGGTTCGGTGATTGCAACTCATGTTGTGATCTTCCACGTCAATTGAGCAAGTTTCATACCACTCATGCTATGTCCCATACGATATCAGCTGAAGAGAAACTCATTGACAAAAGTTACTCCTATTATCTAAGCGATGCGAATACCCCGGTTATCGGTCCCTTGGTTTCTGCTGTCTGCGAGGCAGCAGGGTTAGACCAAGTGGCGTCTGATTTTCAAAATATAAATAACCGCTGGAATGCCGAACTTGGAATCTTCAACCAATATCCCAATGAAGACCATGGTTGGATGGGTGCATATGCACTCGCAGTTATACCTGACTTTGATTATGAGAAATTTGTCAAGTATTTAGATGAATGTAAAAATGTCTCCGATTATCTTAAGGCTCCATTGTGTGTAGAGCCGGTCCCTGCCAAGTTGAAACCGGGTGTACCGGACCTTGTGGTGGACGAGATAATTTTGAGTTGTCCTTGGACTGTTGTAAAGGCCCCAGAAGTGAAGGATACTAAGGTGAAAACCAAGGAAACTCCTGAAGAGTATGAGGCCCGTAAAGCACGAGTTGTTGCAAAAGGACTGAAACCAGAGACACATGAAGAGTATGCGGCGCGTAAGGCCGCTGCTCCGCAGGAGAAACGAAAGTCCCACAAGCCAAAGTGGGCACCTAAGCCAAAAGCTTAGGCGGTCATTACGGACGATTGGGCGGGTGTTACTTGGGCACCCGCTTCAATTTATCGTTCCCCAAGAAGGAACAGTTTCCAATCGTCCATTCACAAATTGAAGAACATGGGGTTATCATCCTATGAATTGCCACGTTCATGTCCACCACTTGTTAGACAGAATGCTGAATTGCAAGTTTATCCAGTTGGTTCCATACCCTCTGATTTGGATCAGAATTTTTATGATGATCCATTTTCGTCTACCTCTGGTTTTTCCGCTCACGTCATGTTTGAACGTGATCTGACAGAGGAAGGCATAGAACCGAATCCTGGACCCGGCGAACTTGAACTCAATTTTGGTATCCAAGATCTAATTGATGGCACGAAAGATTTATTTAACTTTCTTGTCGGCGAATCACCACCCGAGTGGAAACATACTCATAGTTCCTTAGATGGGTATGTCACTCATGGAACATACGTATTGCCACCACATAAACCTAGTCCGTTACCTCGACTGGTTGGCGTAGAAACCAACCCTGGTCCCGTTACCTTGCCTACTAAAGGTAGAGGCAACGTGTCCAAGAACCTCGCCTCGGAAGTGGTGAAGTTAGCGAAAACGGACCGGAAATTGCGTGGAGAAAAACAAAAGGTGTTACAGCCTAAGCAGAAAATTGGTGGTAGCATCCGTCCCCAGAAGGAGGTTGCTGCTGCCTATTCGTCTGGTTTTTCCACCGGTGTTCCTAACATCTCAGCGACAAAGGGCGGTAAGCTTATTTGTCACCGGGAGTTAGTCAACATCGTTAGTGGCACTGCCACTTTTACCGCAACGACTATTCCTATGCAGCCTGGCTTAGGTGGCTCCTTTACTTGGCTTGCCACCCAATGCAATGGCTGGGAAAAGTATCGCTGGAAGAGGTTAGTGGTTACATATTTGACTCGTACTGGTACAAATGTACCAGGTACAGTCATGCTTGTTCCTGATTATGACGCTGCTGATGCTGCACCTACGAGTGAGCTTCAAGCTTCGTCGTTTCATGGTGTTGAGGATGATGCACCCTGGAAGACCATTAACATGACATTTGATATGGCACGTTCCACAGAATTGTTTATCCGGTCTGGGCCTCTTGCTCCCAACCTGGATATCAAGACGTATGATTTTGCCAATTTGTATGTTTGCACCACCGATGGTGCAGCTGCCAATTGGGGAAAAGTTTATATCTATTATGAAATTGAACTCATCAATGCACAAGCTGTCCTTATTGGCGGTGGTCTTGGCGGTAATGCCAATTCTACCGTCGGGCCTTCTCTTGTGCTTCCACTTGGTACATTACCGACTGTGGCTCAGGGTTCTTATATTACTTCCGTCGGTAGTGCTTCTGGTGGAAACGCATCGATGGTCAACCTAACCAATATGGTTGTTGGTGGCGAGTATCAAGTGTTTGTTTATATCACTGGTACCGGTCTTACAGCAATATCTTTAACCACCCCTGGTTTGACATTGAAGTTCACAATAGAAACATTCCCCAATGTTGCTGGCACTGCCATTCAAGGTGTTTACACCTTCATTGCTAGCGCTAGTAGCGGTAATTTCAATTTTGCAGTCACTGGCACCACCTGTACAGGTGCCTACTTTTCTATTGCTCCAGTGTCAGCGACCAACGCTGGTTTCTGAGGTGGTCCTCCCTATTTGAAGAGAGCTTTCTCTATAACAAGCACGCCAAACGCCAACCCCGCCAGCTTTTGCCGCGGGTTCTACTTAAG